GCATAGTGGTTAGTCCTTTGTGATGGGGGTTAAAGGGGTCAAACGTCACACCGCGCCCAAACAGAGCCGTCAGGGCAGGTCAAAAGATTGCCAACATCTTCTAAATAATGAGAACGAAACTCTACCGCTGCAGCCTCAAAACTGGGGTAATGGCTAAAATCACCAACCCAACCAATAGGATCAAACTCACGATCTTCTAACGTGGCGTCTGCCATTTCGTCATAATAGTTGAATAGCGTTTCGAATTGTTCTCTGGTAATGCCGCTGTACTGCTGTAAATTTTTGCAAAGTAACCACGCTTGGCCAGCACTCAAAATTTCGATGATCATTTTTATTTTTCCTTGTTTTATTTATTGGTTAGAGAGCCTAAGACCTTAAGCCTTATTGATAGCAGTATGGTAGCAAATTGGTACGTTGTCAACTGTAAAATTTTACGTGCTGTTTTTTACGTGCAATTTTTTACGTGTGTTATTTTTTACGTAATACCCTAGTTTGGCGTTTTTGCTTCTCTTCTTTACCCTTCTTTTTGGGCTTAGGGTAGTTTGCGGGATGCCTTATGCACTGCGCGTTTTGGGATAGCACTACCCTTACTACCCTTCTTTTGGTTAAAGTAGATATATATTTGTCCCCGGCTCCCCAAAAAGTTGAATAGCATCTGTGGGGTATTTAATGGGGTTTTTACGGGTAGCAAGGGTAGTTTTCCCCCCTTTTTTGCCGATATGTGGTTGTAATTTATAAGTTTTTTTTGTTACCCTTGGGATGGGTAGTCGGGGGTGGGCGCATACGATTATCTTTTATTGCTATTTACACGCAAAAAGTTTTGTGCTAGGCGCGTTGCCCGCGTCACTGGTGGCCAATTCTCCCCTTGCGTTGGGCATGAGATTGGGTTAGAACAAAACGCAATGGGGGTTGTGCGTATGCTGGTTAAGCGGCAAATTCTGGTTGGTGAAAAGGGCAGGGCAGGCCAAGACCACCATGCGGCACGGTTGAGCGATGAAGAGGTTGAGGAAATGCGAACGTTGTACGAGGATGGGCTAGGAACCTACAGCACGCTGGCAAAGCGTTTTGGCGTGGCTAAGAGCACAGTGGCCTATATTTGCCAATACGCTAGGCGCAACGCCATCCCTCGCACGATCACCGTGGTTGTTAAGCAAGCGGGGCAGGCATGACAAGCGAACAACGCAAACCCGTGTACTACTCGCATGAGCTGTTTGATCGTATCTGCCAGCGCATATCAGAGGGCACCAGCCTAACGGCTATCTGCCGTGAGCCTGGAATGCCAACGCCACCCACGGTGCATCGTTGGATCAGCAACGATCCCGCGTTGGCTGATTGCTACGTGCAAGCGGTTAAGGCTAGGGCGGAATTGATCTTTGATGAAATTCTTGAGATTACCGATGACGCCCGCAACGATTGGATGGAAAAGCAGCTGGAAAACGGCAAAGTGATTGAGGTGCTGAACAAAGAACACGTTCAACGCTCTAAGCTTCGCGTTGACGCACGGAAATGGGTGCTAGGATGCATGAACCCCGCGCAGTATGGAAACTTCACAAGGCAAGAGCTAACAGGCCGTGACGGTGCGCCCCTGCACCCCACGGTGCCAGTTAGCGACGCACAACTAGCCGCCGCGCTTAACGCCTTGGTAAAACCGCCCGCCGCTGAACAGGATGCGGATGTTAGCGACCTCTTTTAGCCCTGAACAAGTCGCGGCATTCACACCCCAACAACGCGCAGAGGCCTTGCGGTTGATCCACTTGCGCGGGGGAATTAAGCCTTGGTATCCATTGCCTGGCCCTCAAACCATGGCCTATCAGAGCCAAGCGGATATTATCGGCTTTGGTGGTGCTGCTGGTGGCGGTAAGACCGATTTGATGTGCGGCAAAATCCTTACGCAGCACCAAGTAGGGATGATCTTAAGGCGCGAGGGAACGCAGCTAACGGGCATTGTGGACCGTCTGACCAGTTTGCTTAAGGGCAGGGATGGTTACAATGGGCAAGAAAAGATTTGGCGGCTCCCTGGCGGCCAGCAAATTGAGTTTGGATCGGTGCCCAACCCTGGCGATGAAACGAAATACCAAGGCCGCCCGCATGACTTCCTAGGCTTTGACGAAGCGACCAATTTCTTAGAGGCGACCGTGCGCTTCCTGTTGGGTTGGTTGCGGTCCACTGACCCCAAGCAACGCTGCCAAGCCTTGCTGACGTTCAACCCACCAACAACCGCTGAAGGGCGTTGGATCATTCCGTTCTTTGCCCCTTGGCTTGATCCCCAATACCCTAAGCCCGCCGCTCCAGGTGAGGTGCGCTGGTGCGCGTCTATCAACGGTAAGGATCGCTGGGTGGCCGATAACCGCAGCTTTGTGCTTGATGGTGATGAAATTTGCTATGATTTTGATCCTAAAGCGTACAAGCCAGAGGATGTTATCCTGCCGCTATCTCGCACGTTCATCCCCTCTCGCGTGTCGGACAACCCCCACCTGTTCGGCACTGGCTACATGCGCACGCTGCAGGCCTTGCCTGAACCCTTGCGTTCGCAAATGCTGTATGGTGATTTCCAAGCGGGCATTGAAGACGACCCCTGGCAGGTTATCCCTACCACGTGGGTGCAGTTGGCGATGGATCGATGGAAGGAACCAGCACGCAAAGCTCCGATGCAGTCCGTAGGATGTGACGTGGCGCGTGGGGGTAAGGACAACACGATCATCGCCCGCCTGCATGAGGATAATTGGTTTGATATGCCATTGGTTTACACGGGCGCACAAACCCCTGACGGCCCAGCAATCATGGGGCTAATCATGGCCGCAACACGCGACAACGCGGTGCAGCATATCGATGTAATAGGGGTGGGGGCATCGCCCTATGACTTTTTGAGCAAAGCACGGCAACCCGTGGTAGGTGTGAACGTGAGCGAAGCCGCAGTAGGAACGGATCAATCTGGCCGCCTAAGGTTCAAGAATCAGCGTTCACAGTTGTGGTGGCGCATGCGGGAAGAGTTAGACCCCAACAACAACACTGGCCTGACCCTGCCCCCATCCAAAGAGCTACTTGCAGACCTCACTGCCCCTAAATGGGAATTGAAAGGATCGACAATTTACGTGGAAAGTAGGGAAGAGATTGTCAACCGTATTCGCAGGTCACCAGACTGGGCGACTGCCTACATTCTAGCCCTTATCCGCACGCCTAAAATTCAACATTTAACGGGCATGGGCACGGGTGGGCATTCAACGCCACAAGTCAACTATGATCCGTACGCAAGTTTAGATCACTAAAGAAAGGCGCGAGATATGTGCGGTTTTGTGGATAGCATTGCAGATGCTGTTGGGGGTGGTGGCGGTGGCGGCCTTTTGGGCGGCCTTGTCGGTGGTGTTGTAGGGGCTTTGTTGGGTAGACCCGCGATGCAGCAGCCAGATACCAGTGCATTAGAGGCTAGGGCGCAGGCCAATGCGGACCGCGCTTACCAACAGGCAGACGAAGCTAAGAACAGGGCGAATGCCAAATCCCCGAATGTGCGAAATCTGCTTGCAGAGAACATTCAAGCCGCGTTGGGCGGTTCAAGTTCTACCATGTTGACTGGCCCGCAGGGGGTAGACCCTAAAAAACTTGCACTAGGCCAAAACACCCTCTTGGGGCAATAACGCATGGGTGGTTACACCTCCAGCTTCAAAGAACGTGACGATATGTGGCGCCGCTGGACGGCATTGCAGACGGAACGCGCCAGTTGGGTGGACCATTGGAAAGAAATATCATCGTATATCTTGCCCCGTTCAGGGCAGTTTGTGGTAAGCGATGCCAATAAGGGCACCCGCAAACACAACAACATCTACGATAGCACTGGCACCAGAGCGTTGCGCGTTTTAGCAGCAGGGCTAATGGGCGGCGCGACTTCGCCAGCCCGCCCATGGTTCAGGCTCGCCACCCCCAACACTGACCTTATGGGCAGCGCGGCGGTGCAAGTCTGGCTATCGCAAGTGACCCGCATCTTGTTGGATGTGTTCTCTAAATCCAATACCTACCGCGTGCTACACACCATGTACGAAGAACTTGGTGCATACGGCACCGCTTGCGCCATCGTGGTTGACGACTTCAAAACAGGCATAAGGCTGGTACCACTAACCGCTGGCGAGTATTGCTTGGCGACCGACTTCAACGGGGATGTGACCACGGTATACCGCGAGCTGCAAGTTTCGGTAGGCGCGATGGTTAAAGAATTTGGCTACAGCAACTGTTCGGATGCGGTAAAAAACATGCACAGCAGGGGCAACCTGGATGCATGGGTTAAGATCATCCACGTGATAGAGCCGCGCTATGACCGCAATCCTAACATGAAGGACCAGGCCAACATGCCTTGGCGTTCAGTGTACATGGAAAGCGGGGCGAACCAAAGCAAGTTTCTGCGCGATGGGGGTTTTAACAGCTTCCGCGTGTTGGCTCCCCGCTGGGCGGTAAGCGGTGGGGATATATACGGCAACTCCCCTGGGATGGAAGCATTGGGGGATATTAAACAGCTCCAGCACCAACAGTTGCGCAAAGCGGAAGCCATTGACTATAGCACCAGGCCGCCCCTACAAGCGCCGACAAGCCTTAAGAACCAAGACGTGAGCCGCCTACCTGGTGGCATAACCTACATTGATTCGGCCAGCGCCAGCACTGGTGTGCGCACCATGTTCGAAACAACGCTGAACCTCCAGCACCTGTTGATGGACATTCAAGACGTTAGGCAACGGATCAACCAGACGTTCTACACCGATTTGTTTTTGATGTTGTCGGGGCAAGACGTGGCGCGTATGACCGCGACAGAGGTGGCAGAAAGGCATGAAGAGAAGCTTCTCATGCTAGGCCCCGTGCTAGAACGCCTGCACAACGAGCTACTCGATCCTTTGGTATCCATGACCTTTGAACGGATGATGGAAATAGGGCAGCTGCCCCCGCCCCCTAAGGAATTGGAAGGGGTTGATCTTAATGTTGATTTTGTGTCGATGCTGGCGCAGGCGCAACGCTCTGTCGCCACCAATTCTGTGGATCGCTTTGTCAACAACTTAGGGGCCATCGCCTCTATGAAGCCTAACATCTTGGACAAATTCGATGAAGACAAATGGGCGGACAAATACGCCGATATGTTGGGCATTGATCCTGAAATGATTGTCGCAGAGGACAAGGTTAAAGCCGTGCGTGACGAGCGCGCACAGCAACAGAAGATGGCGCAGCAGGCCGCTATGGCCGAAAGCGCGTCTAAGACGGCTAAGAATTTAGCAACATCACCCACCAACCAGGGCAACGCGCTTACCGATGCGACCGGCGCGTTCAGCGGTTACACTTAGAAAGTTTGAATTATGGCGAATCTTACTATACAAGGCGTTGCGGGGCTATATACACCAAGCACCAACAATCTAGTTGGGCTTCTTGGCGTGGACGGCAAAGAATACCTTATCCCAGTGTCTGCAGCTTTCGCGCCCACACTAGTTGTCGCTGCGCAAACGATCACCACAGCGACCATCAACGGGGGCACCATCAACAACACCACAATTGGCGCGACAACCCGCAACACCATCGCTGGTACCCAACTATCGGTGACAGGAACTGATATATCTGGTACCCCTGGCAACGGTACCGCCAACACAGGTTCGGGGCGTGCGGCTATCGCGGCGGCGGCCACAACCGTCACCGTCACCAACTCACAGGTTGCGGTTGCTGACCACGTCTTAATCCAACCCCGTGCGGTGGGCACGCCTACCAAGTGGGCGGTAGTCACTGCAGCAGGCAGCTTCACAGTTACCGTGGACCTTGCACCTGCTGCTACGTGGCCTTTCGATTTTATTGTCATCAAGAACTAGAAAGAAACAACATGGTAAACATCGCCTACACCCCAGAAGAAACTGCAGACGAGCAAGGCGAAGCTAAAATTGTCAACTCGAAGTATCCTTACGGCACTTCGCTTTATTTGGATGAGGATACTCTAGCCAAAATTGGCATTGCCAAACTGCCAGAAGTAGGAAGTCAACTGCGGATGCAAATTTTGGTTACAGTGACCAGTGTTAGCCAAAGGCAAGAAGCAGACGGTGAAACCTGCCAAAATGTTGAACTTCAGGTCACGGATATGGAAGTCACAGGGACAGAGGGGCAAGCCAATTCTACCGAACAAGCCAATAAACTGTATGGTTCTTAAGTGGTGGGCATAGAAATTTTAAAGTTTCTTATACTCCGCCCATGAGCAGTTACGACCCAACGGATATTCGGGCGACCGAGAAAGTGGAAAGCGATCGTAAAGAGCGCCAACGCCTTACCCAACGCCAAGAAGCCGATGATTTTAAATGGCTTATGTCTGATCCAAGAGGCCGCCGCGTCATGTGGGGACTTCTTGAAACCGCAGGCATCTATCGTTCTAGCTTCACGGGCAATTCGGAAACGTTTTTCCGTGAAGGACAAAGGGTGGTTGGTTTGACTTATCTGAAAAAGATGGTTGAGCATTGCCCTGAAAAATATGCACTAATGACGAAAGAGAATACCAGTGACAGATCAATCGCAGAATAGCGCCGCAATACCCAATGAAGGTGGTTCCCTGCTGGCACCAGGACCCGTGGCCGAAGGGGAAACCTTAGGCACGGTGGAAGGTGCGCAACCTAATGAAGACGGTTCCAACACTGACGCCGTGAAGACGGAAGAAGGTAAGAAAACGCAAGGTGCTCCCGCAGAGTATAAGGAGTTCACGTTGGCCGAAGGGCATAAAGTGGACCCTGAAACAATGGGTGAGTTCAAGACGATTGCTAAAGAGCTAAACCTCAACCAAGAGCAGGCGCAACGCCTGATTGAGCTTGGGGGAAAGATCGCGGATAAAGCCGCAGGTCCAGGTGAAGCGGCGATCGTTGCAAAAGCGAAAAGTATTTGGGGCGAACTTTCTACCGCGGACAAAGAGTTTGGTGGCGATGACCTCGCCGCAAACCTAGCCGCAGCAAAGAAAACCTTGAAGACTTTTGGAACCCCAGAGTTAGGGCAACTGTTGGAAGATTCTGGTTTGGGCAACCATCCTGAAGTCATCCGGCTTTTCTACCGTGTTGGTAAACAGATCAGTGACGACAAAGTTATCCTTTCCGGCTCTAGGGCTTCAGGGGGGCTTTCCGCTGCTGATACGCTTTACGGCACAACCTCCAACAAAACACCTTAAGGAATTAAAAAATGGCACTTTTCCCTAAAGCAGGTGCCGTCACCCTGCTAGACTTTGCGAAGTCAATCGACCCTGACGGCAAAACCTCTACTGTTGTTGAACTGTTGAACCAAACAAACGAAATCCTTACGGATATGGTATTTGTAGAGGGCAACCTTCCTACCGGCCACCGCACCACAATCCGCACTGGATTGCCCACCGCTATCTGGCGGCAGCTTTACGCTGGTGTTCCTGCTTCCAAATCTGTTAGGGCGCAAGTCGATGACGTGTGCGGCATGTTGGAAACCAGAGCAGAGATCGATAAAGACATCGCTGATCTGAATGGCAACACCTCTGAATACCGCCTAAGCGAAGCACAAGCGTTCTTGGAAGCTATGAACCAAGTGTTTTGCCAAACTTTGTGGTACGGTAACTCCGCGATCAACGCAGAACGCTTTACAGGTTTTGCCCCCCGCTATTCTTCCTTGTCCGCGGGCAACAGCACCAACATTATCGACGCCGGTGGCACTGGTTCTAACAACACTTCGGTGTGGTTGATTGTGTGGGGTAAAAACTCCGTGACTGGTATATTCCCTAAAGGGTCTAAAGCTGGGCTTACCCATGAAGACTTGGGGGTGATCGATGCTTTTGACGCGAGCAACAACCGCTACCGGGCGTATGCTGACCGTTGGCAGTGGAAAGGTGCAATCTCATTGCGGGATTGGCGCTATGTCGTGCGCATCGCTAATATCAATGTCACGGATTTGGCCGCGCAAACAGGTACCCAACTTCCTACCGCTGCAACCGCGCTAATAAAAGTGATGATCCGCGCGATGGCGCGTATCCCTTCGATGAATATGGGCACCGCTGTGTTCTACGCCAACCGTACAGTCAAAGAATACTTGGCGATTGCGGCTTTGGATAAGTCCAACAGCGTGCTTAGCATCCAAGACGCGATCAACCAGTTCGGCGCAGTTGGGCCAGGCTCTGTCAACAACGGAACAGTTAGGTTTCAAGGGATTCCGGTCCGCACCAGCGATCAGCTCCTGAACACCGAAGCCCGTGTGGTCTAATCCAAGAACTTTGAAAGGAAACTAAAATGGCATATATTGACAGCCAAGAAGTGTTCTCTGTAGCACAAGCAGTAACCGCCATTGGCGATACTGTATCCACCAACCAACTTGATACTTTGGCCGCCCACGACCAAGGTATTGGGCAAAATGTGACGGTAATTGTGAAGGTCCACACGACTTTCACTTCGGCGGGCGCGCCCACTGTGCAGGCCGTCCTGCAAACCTCCGCCGATAACTCCACTTGGGTAGATGCAGCGATCGGGCCTGCGTTTGCTCTAGCTGCGCTAACGGCGGGGACAACCATCTACAGCCAAGAACTACCCAACGGAGTGCTCAGGCGCTACATACGTGTTGCGTACAGGGTCGCTACTGCGGTGTACACTGCGGGAGCGTTTGATGCCTTTATTGTTAAAGACCCTCAAGTGTACCAATTTGGTGCCTCTGGGTTTGTAGTTCTTTAATCTCTGGTCTTAGAAAGGTAACAATGTTATGGCTAAACATTCCCAAACCGCTACGGAGTTGGAACAGCTGACCCCAGAAGACGTGCTAGACGTGGAAGCACGCATCACGGCAGCGGTAGCCGCCGCTAAAGCGCAGGCGCTAAACGAAGCGCTAGCTTTAGCGGGGGTCAACACCTCCCCTCCCGCCCCGACTACGGGCATCTATGCCACCAATCCTGTGGTGGCAAAAATGGCGCGGGAACAATCCCCTAAAAAGCGGGTTGTCGCTTTGACGGCGGGCTACTACGGCGAGCAACTTCGTGAAGAAGGTGACATCTTCGAGGTGCCCGAAGACGAAGTAAGTTCTTGGTTTGTAAACCATGATGGGCAGGGACTTTTCTAAGACCTAAGCCTGTTGAAAAACCCTAAAGGGCGGTGGTGCAAGCCGCCGCCCTTATTTTTTGAAAGTAGCGTTGCATGGCCAGCGAAGTTGATATTTCCAATTTGGCGCTGTCGCACTTAGGGGATGATGCTACTGTGTCCAGCCTTAGCCCACCTGAAGGTTCGGCGCAGGCGCAACACTGCGCTACTTTCTATCCTATCGCCAGAGACAGCCTACTTGAGCAACATGACTGGGGATTTGCTACTCGCCGTGAAGCATTGGTGGAGTTGTCGATAACCGACCCTACTGGTGAGTGGCAGTTTGCTTACACGTTGCCCAACCTTTGTATCCGCCCGATCGAGATTCACCCGCCCGCTACGTTGGGTGCCACTACCCTCACAAGTTACCCAGGATCGACCTTGGCGGCGACCAACACTTTCCTGAACGCAGGGGCGGCCACAGATTTCACAGTGGAAACAGACGCGAGCGGCAATAAGATTCTGTGGACGAACCAAGAATCCGCCGCCCTTATGTTTTTGGCTAAGGTCTCCGACACCGGCCGTTTCTCCCCCCTGTTCACCGACACTTTGACTTGGTATCTGGCGGCGTATCTGGCGGGGCCGGTGCTAAAAGGTGACGTTGGCCGTGCGGAAGCGAAGGGGTGCATGGCCATAGCGATGCAACTCAAAGGCCAAGCGGTTGCCTCTGACGCCAACCAACGAAGCCGAACCAACGTCACACCCCCAGCGGATTGGATCGCAGGGCGATGACCAACGTGCGCACCCTCTCTAGGTCTTTTGGTGGTGGTGAAGTCACGCCTGAATTTTTTGGTCGACTAGATGACAGTAAATACCAGACAGGGCTGGCGTTGTGCCGCAACTTCCTGATCCTACCCCACGGTCCTGCGGCCAATAGGCCGGGCACTACCTTCGTCAGAGAGGTTAAAGACAGCACCAAGCGCACCACGCTTATCAACTTCACCTATTCGACCACACAAACCTTTGCGATCGAGATGGGCGCTGGGTGGTTTAGGTTCCACACCAACGGCGCGACCCTGCTCGCTGGCTCCCCTACCGCGTGGTCATCCGTGACGGCGTATGTTCTAGGGGATTTGGTAAGCTACCTAGGGGTCAACTACTATTGCGTTTTGGCGCACACCAACCAAACACCCCCCAATGCGACTTACTGGTACGCAATGACTGGGGCGCTGTATGAAATCCCCAACCCATATGTTGAAGCGGACCTGTTCGATATTCATTTCGTGCAGTCGGCGGATGTGGTCACTATCGTGCACCCCAACTACGCGGTCAGGGAACTGCGCCGTCTAGGGGCGGCAAACTGGCAACTGGTCGCAACATCCTTTGTGTCGATACTAGCCGCGCCGACAGGGGTGACAGCTACCCCGACAGGGGCGGGGGCAACGTCTTATTCCTACAAAGTCGCGGCGGTGGACAACACAGGGCTAGAGGAGAGCCTATCAAGCGCGGCGGCCACCTGCACCAACAATCTACTCACCACGGGCAACTATAACACCATAGGTTTTGCTGCAGTGTCAGGGGCAATTCGGTACAATGTGTACAAACAATCTAACGGGCTGTACGGGTACATCGGCCAGACGGATGCGTTGACCTTTAGAGACGACAACATTACCGCAGACTTGTCGAAAACCCCACCGATCGCCAACAACCCCTTCAACGCAGCGGGGGATTACCCTGGGGCGGTGAGTTATTTTGAGCAGCGCCGTACTTTTGGGGGCACAATCAACAAGCCCAGCAACATGTGGATGACCCGCAGCGGCACAGAGAGCAACCTTGCAAACGCAATCCCCACTAACGATAGTGATGCTATCAATTTCAAAGTGTTTGCGCGGGAAGCCAATACCATTCGGCATATCGTTCCTGTGCAGAGTTTGATCCTGCTGACCTCTTCTGCGGAATGGCGAGTAACTTCGGTCAACTCCGATGCGATCACCCCCACCTCAATCTCTGTGCGCCCGATGTCCTATATCGGGGCGAACAATGTTCAACCGGTAATCGTCAACAACAACATCATCTACGCCGCCGCGCGAGGCGGCCACTGGCGGGAACTCGCGTACACCTCCAGCGCAATGGGGTCTTCAGGGTACGTGTCTTCGGACATATCCCTCCGTGCTCCGCATCTATTTGATGGGTACGATATAACCGCGCAGGCCTTCGCCAAAGCCCCTACCCCCATTGTGTGGGGCGTGTCCTCCAGCGGCAAGTTGCTAGGGCTAACCTACGTCCCTGAACAACAGATTGGCGCGGTCCACCAACACGACACTGACGGGGTGTTCGAAGCTGTGACCGTGGTAGCTGAGGGCGCGGAAGATGCGGTGTACGTCATTGTGAAGCGCACCATTAACGGTTCGGTCAAGCGCTATGTTGAGCGGTTCGCCAGCCGCCGGTTCGCGTCACCTGCTGACAGTTTCTTTGTGGACTGTGGGGGCACGTACAACGGCGTTCCTGCCACCACCATATCAGGGCTAACTTGGTTGGAAGGGAAAACAGTCAACATCCTAGCGGACGGTGCGGTGCACCCCCAGCGCGTGGTCACTGGCGGCGCGATCACACTTGACCAAGCGGCGAGTAAGGTGCAGATTGGGCTACCAATCACCGCGGATTTGAAGCTCCTACCTTTGTCTTTCGAGACTGAAGCTTACGGCCAAGGTCGGCAAAAGAACGTCAACAAGATATGGTTGCGGGTCAATGAATCGAGTGGCATCTCTGCAGGGCCGGCTTTCGACCGCCTCGTGCCCGCCAAATTGCGAACCACAGAACTTTACGGTACCCCTGTTGGGCTGCAGACCCGTGAAATTCCTATTGTTCTTAGCCCTGCGTGGGGGGACAGTGGAACTGTTTGCGTTCGTCAGGAAGACCCCTTACCACTCACGATCGTTTCGATGACCTTGGAGGTGGCAATTGGCTCTTAACATCCGGAAAATGGTGGCTTTCGATCTAGGCCAGGTGGTAGACTTGGTGGAAGCATTGACCGATGAAAGCCCTGTCTATAGAGGGAAAAGGTTCAACCGCAAACGTACAACAGACTTTGCGACCCACTTTTGTTTTGGCGGCGCCAACGCTTTCGGGTATGTGGCAGAGACAGAAGCAGAAGAGCTTGTGGGGTTTATCGCGGTGCACGTGGGGGATAGCCCAACTCATGATATTCGCGTGGCTAGGGAGGTGGGGCTTTTTGTGCGCCAAGCATATAGAGGAACCAGTGCAGCGGTGCGCATGATTAAAGCTGCAGAGCAAGAAGTTTTGCGTTATGATGCAGACGAGTTCTGGCTAGGGGTTAGCACAGGCATTGAGCCTGAAAAGACCACGCGCCTTTTCGAGAAACTTGGGTTTGAACGCGCCAGTTGGGGTGTTATGAAAGAGGTGAAGAACAATGTGTGATCCAGCTACCGCAATGATTGGCGTCCAAGCGGCGGGATCGGTGTTCAGCGCGATGGGCGCGCGTAAGGCAGCTGCGGGGCAGAGAGGCGCCTTAAGAGCGCAAGCGGCACTGGACGACATCAACGCAAAAATATCTCTAATGAACGCCGAATCTGAACTGATCGCAGGGCAACGCGATGAGCAAAAGGTGCGGCTCAACACCGCGCAAGTCAAAGGCGCCCAGAAAGCCAGTTTCGCAGCTAGCGGCATCGCGCTTGACGGCGACCCAACTTCTACCGTCAACAACATTCTCACCACCACAGACACCATGGGCGAGATTGACGCCAACACCGTGGCCGCCAACGCCATCCGCAATGCGTGGGGGTACCGCATTGAATCGGTCAACAACACCAACAGAGCGTTGCTGGCGAGAGCGGCAGCAAAAAGCATCAACCCAGATATGGTGATGGCCACCAGTTTGATAGGCTCTGCGTCTTCTCTAGCCAAGAATTATTACTCCCTCGACAAAGCAGGAGCGTTTGGCTAATGGCTGTTAAGGTTCCAAGCTATGATAATTTCTCAACCCGACCTTCAGGGGGCGGCACGCCGGGCTTTAGCGACCCAGGCTTCGGCCGCGCGGCCTCTATCGCGGGCGAGCAACAGCAACGCCTTGGGCAAGCGGTAGAACGGGCGGCGGACACCGCGGTCAGCATAAAAGTTGACGCGCTGGACGAAGTCAATAAGGTGCGCGTTGCGGACGCGGTGAACCAAATGCGTGAACGCGCGATGCAACTCACCTACGATCCTAAAGATGGGTTCCTTAACCTCAAAGGCAACAACGCCTTAGAGCGGCCAGACGGTCGGGCGCTTCCTGACGAATACGGCGGAAGGTTAGACGAAGCGATTGGTAGTATCTCTGGGGGATTAGGGAGCGAAGCCCAGCGGCGGGCGTTCATGGCGCAGGCCAGCAGCTTCAGGTCGAGCTTCACAGGTGACGTGCAGTCGCACATGCTTAAAGAATTTCGGAACTACAGCCAATCTGTGGCCGATGGGGATTTCAAACTCTCGATGCAGGAAGCTGAACTAAACTGGGATAACCCTGACAAAATCGATGCGGCTATCAACGGGGTCAAAGACCTTGAATCCGGCGTAAACTTTGGGGGCATCAAACAGTCGATCTACCAGAAAGCCAAGCTGACGGGAATGAGCGCCAGCGAAGCGCAAGCTGCCATGAACGAAGCGGAAAGTTCTGTTCACGCCAAAGTTGTGCAGTCTGCTCTGGTCAACAACAACCCTACCTACGCAACCGCGTACCTTGACAAGAACAAAGCCAACATGACGGCTTCGGATATTCTTAGGGTGCAAGGGCAGGTCAATCAGAAAATGGACGCGCACCAAGCCATTACCGCTTCCAGCCAAGCAATGAAAGACTACAGCCCGGCGTTCAACCCTACCGACATGGACCGTCTCATCAACATTGTGCAAGGCATGGAAAGCGGCGGCCGGCGGTTTGGCCAAGATGGTAAACCGCTTACCTCTTCCGCTGGGGCTAAGGGCGAGATGCAGGTCATGGACACCACCAATTTTAACCCTGGCTTTGGGGTAGAACCCGCTAAGGACGACAGCCTAGACGAACGGAAGCGCGTAGGCACGGATTACTTGACCGCAATGGTCAAACGTTATGGAGACGCGCCGAAAGCTTTGGCAGCGTACAATGCGGGGCCAGGTACCGTGGACAACGCGATCGCGGCGGCCGAGAAGGCGGGCAACCCTAACGATTGGATGAACCACCTTAAAGAGTTTCAAAGCCCCGCCAGCAATACCGAAACATTAGCGTATGTGGATAAAGGCATGAAGAGTTTCGGAGCGGGCGCCGGCGCGGCCAAACTCCCCACAGAGGCAGAGTTTATCAACACCGCTGTCGAGAAATTAGGCCCCAACCCCCGTTTGGGAGCAGTGGAAGCTACCCGCACGCAAGCGGCAGCGCAGTACAAACTCATAGGAGAAGTGCACAAGCAACGTGGAGACGCGGCGCTTGAGGTCGCGCAACAGGAATTGATTGCCAATGGCGGCAACTTCAACCTGCTCAAGCCTGAAACTGTTAGCAATCTCTCCCGTTATGCGCCCGCAAAATATGATGACGCGATGAAGTTCGCCAAAGCGATTTCGTCAGACAATGTGGTGACCAACATGGCAGAGTATTCCTGGGCCGTTCAACGCCCAGCAGAATTGGCGGCGATGTCAGAGCCTATCTTCCAACAGTTTTTGCGAACGAACTTCGACAAAGGCGATCAAGAAAAGATCATCACGCTGCGGGCGGGGTACCTCACAGGCACCAGTGACGACAGCCCCAAAGCGATCAACAATACTTTGGTCAACAGCACGCTTAACAATAGGCTGGAATCGTTGGGTATCAACCCCAACCCTAAGAAATCAGACGACCCAGACGGCGTGGAAACGGCGCGTATCGGCCAGATTCAAAAATTTGTGAGGGATGAGATTTACGCCCAGCAACAAGCAATAGGGCGCAAGCTCGCGCCAAAAGAAGTGGAGACCGCCATCGACGCCATCTTTGCGAAATCAGTGAATATCCAGAAAACATTATTTGGCTACCAAGAATCAACTATATTGGGGGTTAAATTGGGGCAGAAAAACTTTAAGTTACTTGATATGACTGTAGACGACATTCCTAAGGCGGATGTAGAAAACATCAAAAAGAAGTTCGCTGAACGAACCAATATCCCCCCTACGGACATGGATATTTTGAGATTTTACCGTAAATGGAAGTTAGGTGATGGCTAATCTTGATGAATTTTCGGACAGTTTTTTTAAACAAGAAGAGGCCGCTGCCGCGACTCTGAAACGGAACAGTGCACAGGCTAATCTTGATGAATTTTCGGACAGTTTCTTTAAACAAGAAGAGGCTGCTGCCGCGACCCTAATACGGAACAGTGCGCAGTTGGCGCAGGGCACCAACCCTGACCAAGAGGCGTCTTTCCAATCGCTCGCCAGCGCGACAGGCACCCCGCTTGAGACAGTCAAAGCTTTGCCGGATGTGGTTAAACAGAAGGCCACCTCGATGGCCGTTCCTGCAGACGCTATCGCCAAGGGATACCCAAGTCTCTCTAAGTTTCTAGGCCAGCCCAACAACATGGCGATAGCGCATGATGATGTAGACAATTTGGCCGGCATTGAGAAACTGATAGGTAAGACTTCGGTCAGCGCGTACCGGCCTTCGTGGGGCGAGCGCGTGCATGATTGGATCGGTGAAGCGTTCGGTATGCCCGGCCGCGAGCAGGCGCGAGCCACAATGATTCTGACCGCGCGGGATATGGGTTTGACCCCCGCAGAGTTCAGAGCAAAGACTGGTGGGATGTCTGAAATACCCGATCAGATCGGCAGTAAATTTATCAACAGTGTGAGTTTCGGGCTTATCCCTGACGTGGCGCTCGACCCGCTAACCACGAGCGGGGGCATTGCGGCGGGTGTTGGGGGCTTAGCTGGGTTCCTTGGTGGTCCTGCTGTTGTTGCCTCAAAAGGGCTAACACGGGCGGGGGCGCTTGGCTTCACCAAAGTGGCGGCCACAGACAGTTTTGCGAAAGCTTTGGCGCGTGGCGTGTGGCGGGATGTCATGGTTATGGGCGCTGCCTTTGGGCTAGGGAACATAGGCGAGGCGATTGATTCCCCAGACATAGCAACCGCCGCCACGGAAACGGCGGCTGCGGTGGGGACTGGGATGCTTCTGGGCGTGGTTAACGCTGTTGGGGCGCGGGTGCTGCCCGACAACACTTTCGCGCAGTTTATCGCCCGTGCGGTTGGGGTCAACGCCGCAACCGATGAGATTCAAGGCACCAGTCTTACCGACGAACGCCCCATCGCGCAGAAAGTTTTCGACTACGGGGTCAACACTTTCTTTTCCCTCAAGGGCGCAGGCCGCGTTCAGGGTGGTTGGTTCAAAGACGCGGCCAAAGCTGACCTTGCGGTGCAAGACCACGCCACGATCAGCACCCTATCCGAATTAGCGGCAGCGTCCAAGCTTCGTGGCCGAGACCTAGAAAGTTTCAAAAACTTTGTCACAGACGCAGCGGAGCAGGAAGGGTTGACTGATCTGTTTGTGAATCCTACTGATCTAGCGCAGGCGGGGGTTGACCCACTTCAGATCGCGGTGGCGGTGCCATCTCTGCGGGAACCGCTATTGGCCGCGCTGCAAACAGGTACGGACGTGAAAATCCCCGTGGCTGATTTCGTTTCTCACATTGCTGGCAATGAACTTGGGCAGGCAATGGTCGACCACATGAAAACTGACCCGAATGGCTTCTCCAAAGCCCAAGCGGATAAGTTCACGGCAGAAGAAGGAGAAAGCCTCCGCGCCGATGTGGAGAAACTGCTTACTGAAAAACAAGGTGACGAAGCGTTCAAAGCCTCTCGCCAAGTGGTGTATGACGGGGTGCTTAAACAATTGCAGGAAGCTGGGCGGTTCACCAAGGACGTTAACGAGCCGTACGCAACGCTTCTCTCAAATTTTTATTCGGTGCAGGCTTCAAAACTTGGCGTGACCCCAGAAGAAATGTTCGCTAGGTATCCTGTGTCGGTGAGTTCGGGAAGCGCGTTCGGCAAGGCCAATACCTTAGAAGAGGGAGCGAAGCCAGAAGACCTCAACCAATTGCAGTCTTCTCTAAGCTCTGCGGTATCCACGTTAAAACAAGAGAAGGGCACAGGCCAGCAACTGCTAGGCATCTTGAAAAATACCCCAGGTGTTAAGGCTGAAGAGCTTGCGTGGACGGGGCTTGACACTTTTCTAGCGGGCAAGAAGTCTGTCACCAAGGCAGAGATTGAGAAACACCTAGAAGACAACCAGGTGCAGGTGGAGGAGATCACCCACCGTAGCGGCGACCCTAGCCAAGACTACACACAATTCTCAAAATACACCCTCCCTGGCGGTGAGAATTACCGCGAAGTCTTGATGACCCTACCCCCAAAAGACGGGGAACAGGGCTACAAAAGCTCTCACTTCAAAGAGGCTAATGTTATCGCTCACCTGCGGCTTAATGACCGCGTGGATGCGGATGGCAAGCGGGTTTTGTTCGTTGAGGAATTGCAATCGGACTGGCACCAAGAGGGCCGCAAGAAGGGGTACGGTGCGGGGGAAGCAAGCGTTCCTGACGCCCCATTCAAAAAGAATTGGCACGAGATGGCTTTCCGCCGCGCGGTGCAATTGGCAGTGGAAGAGGGTTACGATAAAGTCGCTTGGACGACAGGGGAGCAACAAGCAGATCGTTATGACCTAAGCAAACAGGTCGAATCCATCACGGTCCCAATGGTGAACGAGGGCAGCCGCTCCGTGCGCATCAAGAGCAAAGAGGGGGATACCACCTTCAACTTGATGGTGGACAACAACGGAGTGGTAGACAGCTCGTACACCGGTGCGCAATTCCGTGGCAAGACCTTAGACGAAGTGGTCGGTAAGGACATGGCCGAAAAGATCATGAAGGCGACCGAACCCACAGAGTTTTCAGGCGAGGGTTTGAAGGTTGGTGGCGCGGGGATGAAAGGGTTCTATGACCAAATTTTACGCAAGTACGCGGACACTTTCGGCAAAAAGTTTGGGGCTAAGGTTGGGGAAACAGAGATACCCACAGAGGAAACAGGCACCAAAGTTCATTCCTTAGAGATCACCCCTGCCATGCGCGATAGCGCGGACAATTTCTCTTTGTTCCAAAAGGTCATCAAGAGACGTGGTTCTTTCAATGTTGAGACCAGCACGATCAATCTTTTCAAGAGCGCTGACCTTTCAACCTTCCTGCATGAGAGCGGTCACTTTTTCTTGGAGACAATGAACAAGATCGCGTTGCTTGAAGACGCGCCTCTTGAAATCAAAGCGGACATGGACACCACGTTGAAGTGGCTTGGGGTTGACAGCTTGGAAGCTTGGAACGCCAAGTCGCTTGAGCAGCAACGCAACGCGCATGAGCAGTTTGCTAGAGGTTTTGAAGCTTTCTTGTTCGAAGGCAAATCCCCAAGCAAAGAGATGGCGGGCGTATTCGCGCGGTTTAGGGATTGGTTGTTGAGTGTCTACAAGAGCGTGAGCGCGTTGCGCGTTGAGTTGAGTGACGACATGAGAGCGGTGTTCGACCGTATGTTGGCCACTGAAAACGAGATCAAAGACATGGAGGCCGAACGCGCTTACGCCCCGTTCTTCAAAAGCGCCGAAGAGGCGGGGATGACGGCGGATGAGTTCAAGGCGTACCACGATTTAGGCCTTGAAGCCACGCAGGAAGCGCAGCACCAGCTCGAAGCCCGTAGTCTGCGGGATATGAAGTTCGCGTCCAATGCTAAGAGCAAGGTGCTCAAGACTCTGCAACGGGAAGTAGCGGCTAAACGCGCGGCGGTAAGACGGGAAGTCACTAAGGAAGTGATGGACGAACCGGTCAACCAGGTACAAACCTTCTTGAAATTTGGTGTTGATCCTGAAACAGGAACACCGGTTGAGGGGGCGCACAAGCTGTCGATCCCTGAACTTGAAGCGTTGTACGGTGACACACCAGCGTACAAGGCCATCACCGACAAGTTGGGTTATGGGAAGTACGGCATGTTGGGGGTTGAGAAGGGTGTGCACCCTGACCAAGTGGCCGAAATGTTTGGCTTCTCTTCCGGCGACCACATGATCCGCACCATACTCGCGGCCGAAGATTCGAAAGTTAAAATCCAAGCTCTGACCGATCAGCGGATGCTGGAGCGGTATGGCGACATCACTTCGCCCGAAGCTCTTTCAAGGGCGGCGGACGAAGCGATACACAATGAGGTACGGATCAAGTTTGTGGCCACGGAGCTGAACGCCCTGCAAAAAGCTATTGGTGGCCGCAAGATACTTGCGGAAGCCGCGCAGAGATACGCCAAAGAGATGATCTCACGCACCCAAGTTCGTGACCTTAGGCCTAGCACCTACACGGCGGCGGAAGCCCGCGCGGCGCGTAACGCTGAAACTCTCCGCGCTAAAGGGGATTTGCAAGGCGCCGCGATTGAAAAGCGCAACCAACTGGTCAACATGTACGCAGCCAAAGCCACCAGAGAGGCGCAGGACTACGTTGAGAAAAGCGTGAAATATCTTAGGAAGTTTGACAAAGACAGCGTTCGCAAGTCGGTCAACCATGAGTATGTTGACCTTATCAACACCACGTTAGAACGTTTTTCCCTTAAGACCCAAACGCTCAAAGCCCTCAACAGACAAGCTTCCTTGGTTAAATGGATGGCCGGCCAGAAAGAGCTAGGGCTGGTGCCTGATATTGCGCCCGATCTGCTCAACGAGGCCTACCGCAAGAACTACAAGGATATGTCGGTGGAGGAGCTGCGGGGGCTTGTGGATTCTGTGAAGCAGATAGAGCACATGGGAAGGCTTAAGAACAAACTGCTGACCGCCAAAGACAATAGAGACTTTGCGACCACAGTGAACGGCATCGTCTCGTCTATCCAAGAGAACGCGGGTGGCAGGATCGCAGACAACACCACAAGGGCGGGGACGGGCGCGGCGGCAGAGCGGCTGTTCAACGGGTACCTAGCCTCTCACCGTAAAGTGGCGAGCTTGGCGCGTGAACTTGATGGGTTCAAAGACGGTGGTCCTGTTTGGGAGACATGGGTTCGCGCCATGAACGAAGCGGGAACAAGCGAAGCTTCGCGGCGCTCTACCGCTACCAAGAATGTTGGGGAAATTCTCAATCCGATCATGCATCAAGGTCGAATGGGCGGCAAAGGCTTGTACTTTGAAAGTGTTGGCCGTTCGTTCAACAGAGAAGAGCGCATTGGCCTGGCGCTGAACACAGGGAACGCGAGCAACATGCAACGCCTGCTTGGCGGGGAGCGGTGGAAAAGAGAGCAGATTCAACCAATCCTAGATAGCCTCACTGCAGAGGACGCAAAGTATATTCAGAGCGTTTGGGACCTCTTTGAGAGTTTCCGCCCTGAAATCGCGGCCAAAGAACTTCGTGTTTACGGCAAAGAGCCTGAATGGATCGAGCCCACCCCCATCACTATCGCGGGGGTAGAGCTTAAAGGCGGGTACTACCCAGTTAAGTTCGACCGCCGCCGCTCTATCAGGGCGGAGCAAGACGCGGAGGCGGAAGACGCCAAACAGCAAATGCGGGGGGCGTACACTTCTTCCACCACTCGCCGTAGCTACACCAAAGCCCGTGTGGACGAAGTTTATGATAGGCCGCTGCTCTACACAATGGACGGCCTCTTTTCAGGGCTTAACGAAGTCATTCACGACCTCTCGTGGCATGAATGGTTGATTGATGCCAACCGTTTGCTCCGTAGTGAGAAGTTCGATGGGGCGGTTCGCAACCAATACGGCGCGGACGTTATCAACCAATTCAAAACTTCAGTGGAAAACATAGCTGCAGGGGAGTTGCCTTCATCAAGTGCATGGGAGAAAACCCTCGCGCATGTGCGTTCAGGCGCGGTTGTCGCGGGTTTGGGCTTCAACTTAATGAACGGCGTCATCAACACCACAGGTATCGCGCCAGCTATGGTGCGGGTAGGACCGCGTTGGGTGGCTCAAGGCATTGGGGAACTCGCCCGTAACCCCCGCGCGCTGGTTGAGAACATCCACGGGAAGTCGGACTTCATGCGGTTACGCGCCCAGACCCAACAACGGGAGTTGAACGAAATCCGCAACCGTGTGAACGGACGAAGCCAACTGCGCATGGGCATCGACCGCGCCATGTTCCTACCTATGGAAGTAACGCAGTTGGTGGTAGACGCGCCGACTTGGTGGGGCGCTTACCAGAAAGCGCTTGCCGGTGGTGAAGTAGAGAATCGCGCGGTAGCCTTAGCCGACCAAGCGGTGCTTGATTCCCAAGGCGGGGGGCAGATAAAAGACCTTGCAGCTATTCAACAAGGCGGCCCTTTCCAAAAACTGCTGACCACGTTTTATGGGTACTTCAATGCTGTCTACAATCTAGGGGTGGAGCGCACCAAAGCGACCAATTTCAAAGACCCCAAGCAGGTTATCTCTTTGGCCAACGATTACCTCCTGCTCTTCATTGGCCCCGCGCTGCTGGGCACTGTGCTCAGGAGCGTACTCACCAATGGACTGGATGAGTTTGAAGACCTCCCGAAACTGGCGACCAAAGCGGCCAACGATCAAATCTCATATCTCATGGGCACCTTGGTTGGGGTTCGGGAACTCACTGGTGCCGCGCAAACTATGGCGGGGGTGAACACCTATAGCTCCGGCTACAGTGGTCCTGCAGGGCTTCGCTTCTTCAACGAAGCTTACAGGTTCGCGCAACAAGCCGAGCAAGGGGAAGCAGACGCTGCGTTCCGCCGTGCTGCGGTGAATGTTGTCGGCCTTGGCCTTCACCTTCCGTCCACTCAAGTCAACAGAACGCTAGACGGTTTGACCGCGATGATGGATGGGAAAACCAGCAATCCTGTGGCTTTGGCGACAGGTGGTCCTAGACAATAGGGGTGGGCATTGAAACGGATAAAATAGGTAACATCCCCCAAGCGATGAGAGGACGTGGTTGAGATGACGGTTAACAGTGAAGTTCGGGTAGCGGGGCCGTTTGTGGCCACTGGGGTGTCGCAGGTGATACCCTTCACCGTGCGGATTTTCAACGCCAACGACATCGTGGTCTATGTCACAGACTTAGCGGGCGCCAACACCCGCCTAACCAACCAAACAGGATTCACTGTTTCCAAAAACGTAGACCAAGACGCTTCCCCTGGGGGTACGGTCACGATCACCGCGACCTTGAATTACACAATAACTTTGACCACTGAATTGGCTAACACCCAAGGGGTCACGTTGTCAAACTTAGGGGGGTTCTACCCAACGGTCATCACGGATGCTTTAGACCGGTTAACGATCTTGATTCAACAAGCTGCGGTGAACACCTCCCGTTCATTGAAATTCCCTGTCTCTGATAGCACAAGCCTAACAACAGAATTGCCTTCCGCTTTAGTGCGCGCGAACAAAACTTTAGGGTTCGATGCTTCAGGCAACGTGGTTGCTGGTTCTGTCTCTACCACCGTGGTGAGCGCGGCTATGATCCCTGTAGTTCAAGCCGCGACTATCAACGCTGCGTACAATCTATTGGTGCTGGCGTCTTCTATAACGACCGCCAAAATCGCTGACGCCAACGTCACCACGGCTAAGATTGCGGATGCCAATGTCACCACCGCCAAAATTGCCGACAATAACGTCACCCCCGCGAAACTGGCAAATTCGGGCTTAGAGTTGGGGGCGTTCCGTAATAAAATCATCAACGGCGCATTTGATATTTGGCAAAGCGGCACGTCTATCAGTTCTGGGGTATCGGCCAACACCTACACTGCTGACCAATGGATCGCCTTTGCTGTTGGCGCGGCTGTCACGGTAAGCCAGAGTTCTGGAGGGGGCTTTACAGCTGGAACCAACTGCTTGCTGTTTACTGGGGCGGCCAGCAACACTTATGTTGACTTAATCCAAAGATTTGAAGCGGCTGAAGTTCAAAAGTTTAAAAACGGAAACATCACTGTTTCTGCGCGAATTTTCAACGGAACAGGATCAACCATTGCGGCCAATAGCTTAACCTTCACCGTCTCTTGCCCCACAGCAACAGATAACTGGGCTGGAGCCAACCAAAGGTTGGGGACAACCTTGACTCATGCCGCTATCTCAAACGCTACATGGGGGCAGGTATCGATCACCTTTAACCCTAGCGGTTACACCGATATCGATAAAGGGATGTCGGTAGCTTTTAGATTCAACGCTCTACTCGCTGGCCAAACAATTAGAGTATCGGAAGTTCAGCTTGAGGCTGGGGCTACCATCACGCCATACGAACAACGCTCTGTAGCTGCTGAAAGGTTTCTTTGTATGAAGTTTTACCAAACCATCGGCCGTGGCATCTGGGGCTGGCTAAACGCCGCGTCATCTGCCAGCTTTAATGTTGTTTTTGCGGTGCCAATGCGTACTTCCCCAACCGTTAGTTTCCTTGTGCCGGCATGGTTGATTTACCGCAACATTGGGAACAGTAACTTCCCTGCCCCTTTAACGATTGTTGACGCGGCCAACGATACGACAGGCATGCGGATGACTTTTTCGCATGGGGGCTCCGGCGGCGTTAATGAACTATGGGGATCAATCCAGTCCGATGTGATCGCCTTGAACGCGAGGTTGTGACGTGTATAAACTTTTAAAAAACCTTGATGGCACACCTTCAACAACAGGGGTTCTACGAATTTCCGACGGAGCGTTTATCCCAGTGCACACCGGCAACGCCGACTACCAGAAATACCAACTTTGGTTGCAAGCCGGCAATACACCCCAACCAGCGAGTTAAAAATAATGACACCAGAGCATATGGTAGACACTTTAGCTGCGTTGGTCATCGCCCTATTAGCGTGGTTGGGTAAGTGGTTGCATGGTCGCCAAGGGGCGTTAGAGGAGCACAATTCAGTTATCGCCAGCCGACTGGACTTACTTGCTGAAAACCAAAAGAACTCTAAGGAGTGGAGCGCTTTGATCCATTCAGAGACTGCGGCGTTGAAGGATGTGGTCAACAGCATCCCCGTGCATTACGTGGATAAGAACCTTTTCTACAAGGCTATTGAAACGGTGAACTCCAGCCTTTCGCGCATAGATTCAAAGCTCGACACACTAATCCAAACCCGTATCCCTAGAGATGGCTAAGGTTTGGAAACAGATCATTTCTGACGACCAGGGCAGAGCGTCTGTTTCTAGGGTTCTTTGGATCGCATCATTTCCTTTCTCGACAATCGCCCTTTTTTATGTAACATGGGTTACACGAACCGCTGAAGCCTTGCAGTGGTATATTTCTGCTTATGCTGGCAGCTATATTTTTGGCAAGGCTATAGGGAATTTGTGGAAGGTCGACAATGCCGATTCTAACGATCCTAAGTAAGTGGAAATATGTCGCTATCATTGGCTCTACAGTTGGTTTTTGTTACTGGTTGCATAGCTTGGATATGGAAAGAGTTGAGCTAAAGAACCGTGAGGCCATTTCTAAGGCCATCACCAGTGCAAATAATGCCGCGGTAAAGTCCTGCCAAGACGCACAACTTATAACCCAAGAGGTATCACGTGATTATCAGAACGCTGTTGCTGATTTGCGGGGTAAGCTTGCTGACGCTAAGCGGCTGCGCCCAAACTCCTGTATCGAAGTGTACTCAGCCCTTGCCGCCAGCAGACGTAATGCAGCCTCCCTCGCAGCAAAGCTTCCTAGAGAGGATGCAGGAATTGCTCAAAAACGCGGAGTGAATAGCGATGATCTGCTAGACTTCGCGGGTGATGCGGAGGAGGCAAGATTACGGCTAATCGCGTGCCAAGATTTTAACAGGAAAGAAGGCTTGGTGGCGCAAAAACTAGAGCTGGCCAGCAATCCTGTGAATTGTGGGTCGGGTTATCTGCCTAAGTACGATTGCTATGTTAGTGGGGGTGATTGATACTATGTTCGTGACCTCAACCCCGCTCGTCGCTGACGGCTCGACCCCTCCTGTTACCTACACTGGTCCAGTTAAAGGTACAGTCGCTGCGTGGGGGGCATTTGGGGGAGGTACCCTCGTCATGCAAATGTCTCCCGACAGCGGAACGACTTGGATTAACCTTGACCCAACAGGGTCGACAGCCGCCACCTTCACCGCAAACGGCGTGGGCAATTTTCAACTAAACATGCCGTGCCAACTGCGAGCGGTTTTGTCGGGAGCAACCTCCCCCAGTGTGAATATATCTTGGAACGAAACTGTTTAGGAAGACTGCCTACAAACCCAATCACTTTTTAAAGGAAACCAAGCCATGGCTATTTTAGAAACGTTAACTGCTAATGGTACTACTGCTGTAGACCGTTTCAGCGGCTTCGCTAGGGGAACTGTTTGGGTCAGCGGCAACTTTGGTGGCGGTACATTTGTGTTAGAAGTGTCCCGTGATGAGGGCGTCACTTGGATTCTCGCTGACACCAGTATCGCTTCCGCTACCACCTTCACGGCCAACGATAGGGGGAATTTCCAAGTCTCGGCAAATTATTCATTGCGGGAACGGCTGTATGGTGCAACCAACCCCAATATTTTTGTAGCGGTAGACGTATGGTAACATCCCCAACATCCTTTCCTGTAGTTGGTGTAGCGAACAGTGGCCCGACCACCATCGTGTACCCCGCCACCACGCCTGTGCTTGACCTGTTGAGTGTACAACCTTCAGCGGCATGGGACTTGTACAAACTGAAAAGCACCTACGCTGGCGCAGCGGTTCGGGTCAGGCGGTCAAACGATAATCTTGAAGCTGATATTGGTTTTAACGCGAACGGCAAGCTGGATGAAGTAGCCTTGATGCAGCACATGGTGCCGAACGGG